GTTATAATGAAAAAGGATCTAACAGAAAACAAATTCTAACATTCGATGGCAAACGATACGACAACGGACTTCCAGAGATGAAATGGGAAAGCGGAAAAGTCTTAGAATAGAAAATTCCAGCGCGCTACGCGTATAGTCCTACTAAATCCATGATCTTAATTCTTCACCCAGTACTTCAGAAGCTATATTAATTTTTTTACGTAAAGATTTTACAATTTTTTCATCAACCGTATCTTCAGCATTAATGTCTACATAAGTAACAGCTTTCTTTTGACCGATTCGGTGCGCACGGTCCTCGGACTGTAATCGCTTCTCTAGGTCATATCCGTTAGAATAGTAGATAACCGTGTTTGCAGCCGTCAACGTAAGGCCATAGCCGCCCGTAGCAGGCGTTCCAACAAGAAACCGGCACTTAGGGTCGGACTGAAATTTCTTTCTATTAGTGTCTCGTTCATTTTGAGGCGTTAACCCAAAATAATCGACCACGGATCCCGGACCATGGACCTTAACTATTTCTTTAATAATAGTGGTAATGTCATATTGGTAATGAGCCCATATAATGGCCTTACCTTCAGTTTCTTCTAATACATCCATTAACTCACTTACTCTATTATTAGGAATTCTTTGAATGGTACCATCATCTGCAGTAAAGTGACCACATGTAATTTGATGAAGTCTCATTAATTGAGTTAAAACAATCATAGTACTTGCCACCTTACCATTTAAATGTGCAAGGGCTGTTTCTTTCATCTGTTCATATATTTTTCTTTGATCTGGTGTTAAAGTAATCTGTCTTCTGGTCCAGTTTTTCTCTGGTAGATCCAGGCAATCTTCTTTTAATACCCGGTAAGAGAATCCTTTTAATTGATCAGATAACTCACCCAAATTTTTAAATTCATCAACTATTTGTATTGATCTCCCACGTAAGTGTAATGTTTTCATTTCTGCGTATCTATTTCTAAATGCATAATAAGAAGTAAAATCCAAAAGATACGGACTTAAAAACTCGCATTGAGAATATAGATCCAAAGGATTTTTAGTAACAGGAGACCCTGTCATAATTCTTCTGTATCTAGCTATCTCTGATAAATCTATAATATTTTTTGTTCTTTTTGCAGTTGGATTTTTAATAGTAGTAGATTCATCAATAACCATTAATGTTCTATGAGAATTTAAAAACTTTGTAGCAAAATCTCTGCCTTTTTCCGTACTAAAAGCTTCAACATTCATAATTAATATATGAAGATCATGATCACTTTTGAATAAAGAATTTAATTTTTCTCTTTGACCTTTGGTAATATTTGATTGCCACAAAATGGTCACATTCTTAATATGATCTGGTAAATGAGTTGGAAGTTCTTGGTCATACCATGTTCCTACAACACCTTTAGGAGCAACTATTAAAACACCATCTATTTTCCCTTTATCATAGAGCATGGCAGCATTATCAATTAAAACCTTTGTCTTACCAGTACCCATTTCCATAAAATAGGCAAAAGTAATCTGATTCCATGACTTTTCTAATGCAGTCAATTGATGAGCATATGGTTTTGTTTTAAATTTATAATTCATAATTTTCTTCTTTCTAGTTGACAAGATAACAATTAAAACCTATATTGTCAACCATGAAAGAAAAAATAGTTTACGTCATACAAGAAATTCCAGGTACCCAAGCAGGCAAACCTAAAATAAATATTATAGGCGCGTCAAAATATGGAGAATTTAAATTTCTGTTACCAGAATTTTCTCAAATAATTTTTTCTCCAGGTCCATTGGTTTATAAACTAAGACAAGGATTAAAAGATTTTAATGCAAATGATTATTTGCTATTGACAGGTGATCCTGCAATTATAGGTGTAGCATGTTCTATTGTTTCTGACATGACTAACGGTAAATACAATTTACTAAAATGGGATCGACAAGAAAGAATGTATTATCCAATTAAAATTAATCTATACGAGAAAGGAGAAATCGATGAGTAATAAAAACTTACAAAATATGTTTGTTGAAGATGCACCTCAACAAGTAGATGAAATAGAAGATGTTAGAAGTCTTTCTAACTATGTACTTGTTCTTCAAAAATTAGAAGGAGAAATAGAAAAAGAAGAAGCTTTTTTAAAACAAAAGAAAGAGAGAGCTGATAAAATTTCTGCAGAAGTAATTCCTGAAATTATGGAATCAATGAAATTAAAAACTCTTAAACTTCAAGATGGTTCAGCCATAGAAGTTAAAGAAATTTATAGCGCTACTATTCCTGTAGCAAACAAGGAACGCGCTTATCAATGGCTTCGAGACAATGACCTGGGTGATCTTATTAAAAATGAGATTACTGTTTCCTTTGGTCGTGGCGAAGATGACAAGGCGAGTGAATACACTAGCCTTGCAGAGAGTAAAGGATATCAACCTTCACAAAAACTGAAAGTTGAGCCTATGACTCTTAAAGCACTGTACAGAGAGCGAGTTGAAGCAAAGCAAGACTTGCCTTCTGAACATTTTAACCTGTTCAAGGGAAACAGAACAAAAATAACAAGGAGCAAATAACATGTCACAAGAGACAAGAGACGTTACTACAAAAAAAGAAGGTAACTTACCAGCAACACTCAATTTCATTGAGGATGCTGGAGCAGGACTTGAGAATATAGATAAAGACGATTTAGCTTTACCATTTCTTAAGTTATTACAAACTGGTTCGGATGAAACTAAAAAGAAACATGCGAACTATGTTGAAGGAGCAGAAGCAGGAATGTTCTACAATACAGTCACTAAAAAACTGTATAGTGGAGAAAAAGGTATTGAAATAATACCTTGTTTCTACAAACTAACATATCCTGAATGGGCGCCTTTCGAGAGAAAAGAAGGCAGACCTGTCAGCCCTGATAGAGGTCCTGAAATTTTAGCTAAAACTAAAAAGGATTCTACAGGAAAAGATGTTTTAGAGAATGGTAATCAAATTCTCAAAACTGCAAATCACTTTGTAATCATCAATGGAGATAAACCAGAGAAAGCCTTAATGGCTATGAAATCTACTCAGTTAAAAGTGAGTAGAAACTGGAACTCTTTGATGCAAGATCAAATTGAAACTGATCCTAAAACAAATAAAAATGTTCCTGCACCAATGTTTTCTAGAATTTATAAATTAAATTCTGTTGAAAACTCTGGTAGTTTTACTTGGCACGGATACAAAGTATCTCTGTTAAGAAAAGTGGATAATGCACCCATCTATCAGATGGCTAGAGAATTCCATAACTCTTTAAAGAAAAGTAACGCTGCATCAAACACAAAGGAAGAATCTAATTATTAGTTTCTTTCTCGGGGAGAAAATAGGGCGGGAGCGGGAGACTTAACCCGCCCGAAAACAGGGATTGTTATGGAAAAAGAATTTATAGAATTATTTAAAGGATATGAAGGCGACTTCGGCATGGCCGATATGTCTAACACTTCAATAGACGCCGATAAAAATAAAATTAAACCAAATTATGAATGGGCAGGTCGCCCGATTACAGAGAAGGATTATTTAGATCATTTAGCAGGGACAAAATCAATTGGAATTCAACCATGTAGAATAGATAAGACTGTTCAATTTGGGTGTATTGATGTTGATCCACCTAACTATGGTGCATTTAAAATCGAAAAGTATTTAGCTTTAATTCAACAACACAAACTTCCTATAGTCCCAATTTTATCTAAAAGTGGGGGTCTACATTGTTATGTATTTTTAAAAGAACCCATTCCAACTATTGATTTAATAGAGGCATTAAAAGCTTTTCTGCTTCCTCTAGGATTAAAACCAACTACTGAGGTTTTTCCGAAACAGAAAGAACTACAGAAGGATGATAAAGGAGACATAAAACCAGGTAACTTCATTAACCTACCCTACTATAATAATGGAGGTTCAAACCGTTATGCGCTAGATAAGAATAATTCTAAACTATCTTTAGAAAAATTTATAGAATTTGCTAACGCTTCTAAAATTAATAAAGAAACATTAGATACATTAGTAGAAGAAACTCACAGAAATATATTACTCGGAACCAATGTAGAATTTGTAGATGGACCACC